TTCAATGCGGGGGTTCCTTCACGGTATCAAACGTGTGGTTAGCCGACACTTCCCCGTGGTTCCGCCTTATGTATAACAATGCACAAGGGGCAAACGATTTTGATACAGCAAATGCGATAACGGTACTCGATGCAAGCGGCGTTGCCGTTGCAGGTGGCGCGCTCGATAGCCGAATTAGCGGCAATACGCTAACCATCTCTTACGCATACGATACGGAAACGGCAAGCAATAATGTCACTGCCCAGTCAGATCAGGCAGTTGTACTACAAATTGGCGGTGTGGATGCCAGTAAATCGAAAACGATCCCCTTTACCATAACCCGCTCTGCCTCCATACCAGTTGATGCAACAACCGAAGCGGAGACTAACTAATGCGCAACGCAATTCGGACAGGCCGTATTGAAATTGATGTCCTGAAGCGGAATGGGCCGACGTGGATATCATCAAATATTCAAACACTGGAGATTGACGATGCGGGAAATATCCTTTCGGAGAGAATGCGGGACAGAAAGTTATATCGCAAGGTCGACGACGTAGCACTTGAAATGGCCACAGCCACCGATCCGGTAACAGGGAAAACGGTAACAGTATCTATTGCTGGGGTCGGTGCTTTAGTCAAAGCTGCGATGATCCAGTGGATGTTGGAAGATAACGCTGCGCATTATGATTCGAGTATCGACTTGGTGGTGCTGAATGGCCCAGTTATCTAGTGTTGACTACGATGCGAAGCGGTTATATTGCCATGCCGATACGGTAATCGCTGGCTTTGATATTATCGCGGCGTATTTCGAGGTCAACGCACTTCGACAAGCCAATTTGTCAGGGGAACAAAATCGAGCACACATGCTCAGTGCAGAGGGTAACATCCCCAAGGGCGCGGGTATCTTCACGCCAAAATACGGATATCTTGTGGCAGGTTGGCGAATCGTTCCCTATGGGTCAGTAACCCACACGTTAACGCTTTCCTCTGAGCCTGTATCAGCAGACGGTTTATCGGGACGGGACGTTTTTGATCGGTCGTCTCTGGCTGTGGTTGTTGATATCGATGAAGCCTACGAGAAGGTCGAAATCCGTGAGGTAAATACGGGCTCTGGTGTTACACCAACAGACATCACAAACATAACGGCCAGCGTAGTCGCCTCTATTTACTCGCGAGTGATTGAGAATGGAGAGACATTTGAAGAGGTTATTCGCCTCATGCGGGCCGATGCTGCGGGCAACATTGTTGTGAATGGCCTACAGCATAAACTAAAATCGGCTGATGGTTTGACGGATCGGATCATTGCTAATGCCGACGCTGCGGGCCGAACGGTAACAAGCACCAACGGCGCGTAATGTACCAGACAGGCTATTACGCCACTGGTTATTACCGAACCGGGTACTATTTGCCGGGTGCTGCGGTAATACCACAGGTTTCAAAAGCCGGTGGTTACCGAGGGATGTGGACGCCGGTACGTACGGTTTCTGTTGATGGTGTTAAGGTTTCAGCAGCAAGCTATGTTCGGGTCATTCAACCCGACGTCCCCCGGTTTACATCGCCCCACGCCAATTTAGCGCGGGAACCGGGGGATACCCGCGCTAAAATCACACCGGTTAGTCCCCCAGCGGTTTCTCTATTAGTTAATTCGCGTGTCAGGTACAAAAAACCCACTGCGGGGGGGATGAGTACATATGTAAGAGTCGCTGGTTACAGCGGCGTAAATCATTTACCCCCGTCTATTGGAATTACGGTGCTGCCTCTCCCCCTTCGAGGCAAAACTTATTATAGCTATTACACACCTGAAACGGTGCAGAACCCGACGGAGGAGGTGCTGTATTTCTTATAACATGTTGACATGCAAGCAAGACGCGCTATGATACTGATATGTTAAATACAAACGAGCTTTCTCAAGGTGAGATTCGGGCTTTAGCAAGACTGAAACAAATCGGGGGAGAGCAAGTACTGGGGGTGATCCAGAAGTTTGCCGACAATGAAACGGACAGACTGAAGAAAGCTGGCGAGATAGAGGTGATCTACCGCTTGCAGGGTCGCGTCCGGGGCAGTTTGAGGATTTAATTGTGGCGGTCAATGAGGCTGCCAAGATAGATGTCTGATCTGATCAGGCTTAACGTAGCGAAGCATACCATAACGTAGCAAGCATACCCTCTTCCGGGACGCTGAAAACAGAGTTGGTGCTTTAAGGAGTGAGAATGGCTTTACCAGCGCAGGTCGAACGCGACCTTAAAGATATTGAGGAATTGGAGAAACAACTAGCGGCCCAAGGCGAACCAGCCGATGACTCGGGTAACCCCGACGAGGAGAATCCAGCCCCCGGCCACCGCACAGGAAGATGATCCGACTCCCGATCTACAGGAAGTACCGAAAGCGCAGGAGGAACCGGACTCACAAGAGGTAGCGCCTCAGCCAACTGAGGATTTCGAGCATAAATACCGAACCCTACGGGGCAAGTACGACGCCGAAGTACCCCGGTTGCACGATCAGGTGAAGGAACTGACCACCAAGCTAGACGAATTATCGACTAGATTGGAGGAAAAGTCGGTTGAACCTGAACCGGAGCCGCAACCTCTAGTGACTGATGCTGACCGAGAGAACTTCGGTGAGGATTTGTTGGACGTGCAACGTCGCATCGCACAGGAAGTTGGCGCAACGTATGAGGCACAGATCAAAGAGCTGAAAAAGGTTATTTCCGACCTGAATGATCGGGTTGATGGAACGAACACTTCCATGACTGAATTGACATTTGAACAGCGCCTTGGTCGCCTTGTACCCGACTTTGACAAGATCAACCAAGACCCAGCGTGGTTTAGTTGGCTTGATCAGGTTGATCCCATCCTACGTGGCCCACGCCGCATGATGGCCCAGCAAGCCTTTGCTAATGGCGACGCGGAAGCTGTTTTTGATTACGTCAAAATGTGGCGTGAATCCACTGCTCCCGCACAGACTCAACAAACTGAAGCCCAAGCGGAATTGGAAAAGCAGGTCACGCCACGCCGGACCACGACCCCGGCTACTCCCGCAGCAGCGGACGGTGCGCCTACATATACCACGGCGCAACTCGACGCAGCATGGGACCGGGTTACTGTTCTTAACAAGGCAGGACGGTACGACGAGGCGAATAAACTTGAAGCCGAGTTGTCTGTTGCAATGCTTGAGGGAAGGGCGCAAGTCTAACCCGAGTATGCGGTAGCCAACTCAACGAACTGTTTTTTAATTGAGGATTAGCTAATGGCTACAGTAACTCCAAATCCGGTGTACCCGGTAAACGCGCCGTTTAATACCACTCCTGCGTATTCCGGCACATTCATCCCCACTCTCTGGTACGAAGAAACTCAACGCGAAGTTTTACCAGAATACCATGATGACCGAGCTGGCTAATACCAGTTGGGAAGGGGAAATCAAAAATCAAGGCGACGCGATTCGTATCCGCACGGCGCCTTCCATCACTATCAGTGACTATGCGGGACCCGGCTCAAGCCTCGGCACCGCCGAAGTTCCGGCGCCTATCTACACAGATATGCTGATCGATCAGGGTAAATTCTTCAACGTTCAGGTTGCCGACGTGCTGGCGCACCAAGCTGACATGGACCTGATGAACATGTTTACCGAGGACGCCGCGAAGCAGTTGAAGATTACCATCGAGAACGAGAGTTTCTTCGATTGGTTCATCACTGAGGGCGCAGCCGCCGCGAATGCTGGTGCCACTGCCGGGGCTATATCTGCCGCGTACAACATGGGGACTGATCTGCTTCCTATTGACGTGGATAACGCAGCGCCGATTCTGGATACCATTCTGGAAATGTCCGCGGTTCTCGACGAGCAGAACATTCCCGAGGATGGGCGCTGGCTTGTTATGAGCCCTCGCGACCGTAATCATCTGATGTCTTCGAACATCGCGCAGGCGTACTTCTCCGGGGATCAGTCAAGCATCATCCGAACAGGCAAAATCGGTATGCTGGATCGTTTTACCGTATATGTGTCCAACCTGCTGCCGAAAGCTGCCGCGGGCACTGCTTGGGACGACGGGCTGGGGACACAGGCTCCCGCCGCTGCCGCGGGCACAAAACCCCGCCGCCTGTTGGTTGCCGGTACTAAGGATGCCTGTTCTTTTGCCTCGCAGATCAGCAAGACTGAGACGCTGCGTAACCAAGATGACTTCGGTGATCGGGTTCGCGGTCTGGCGATATACGGTCGGAAAGTACTGAAAGATGCGGCTTTAGTTACAGCCGTTGTCGGTAACGCCGCCTAATTTCGGGCGCAAGCGGGGGCCGCTTCGGTGGCCCCCGCTTTTTAACTTGGAGGAGTGAAATGAATGTTGCTGATTTGTTGAAAAAGTACAATGGTAGCTGCGCGTGTGGCCGAGCCATTGTTCGCGTCGACGGCGCCGCCGCGGTTATTGTTGGTAAGTATATCGACGGCAATTACGAACTCACCCCGGAGGGCAGAAAAATCGCGGACGCTGCGAAAGCCGCTCCGAAGAAAAAAGCAACCCGCAAAAAGAAAGTGGCTCCCTCGCTGCTTGATGCGGTTATTCCCACTCCGCCACCGGCTGCTCTGGATGTAAAAGGCGATGGCGACAACTAAAGTTATCGAAATAATCAGCCGCGTCGAGAACATCTTACAAGACTCGAATGTACGCTGGCCGCGGCTGGAATTACAACAATGGCTTAACGAAGCCTACCTGAATATTGTACTGGCTCGACCGGATGCCAATGCGGTGACGGGCTTATTCACCTGTGCGGTTGGCACGCGTCAGAAGTTAACAACACAATTTGCTGACGGGCTCCGTATACTTGATGTTGTGCGTAACATGTCGGCGGGATCGACAAAAACGGGTCGTTCGTTTAATACAGCGGTCTATTCTCGACGACCAACGCCCATCGTGGCATACCGAAACGGCCACTGAGAGCATCCAACACTGGATGTTTGACACACGCCAACCGAAAGAATTTTTTGTATATCCCCCGGCTACAGCTTTAGCCCAGCTTGAGGTGGTTTTACACTGCTCCCGTCGGCGCGAATGCTTTAACAGAGGCGGCGCTTGATCCTACGAGCGGCGATGCGACGGTGATTCTTCTCGATGACTTGTACGCAGCACCGCTAGTTGACTGGGTTTTGTACCGGGCTTATAGCAAAGATGCGGAATACGGGGAGAACCAAACCCGTGCCGCGGGCCATTTGCAGGCGTTTACAGCGACTATCGGGGCGAAAACCTCAACAGATGGCGCCGCCGATCCGAAGATACCGACTTCTGTTACATAATGGCCCTCAACAAAGTATAGNAACTTTTTTTTCGTACGTACAGCCGTACGTTCCTGAGTGCCCCGAATTTGTTGTCGAGGAGTACTTAATAGAAGCGGCGGCTACCTTTTGTCGCGAGACCCAAGTTTGGCGTTTTGATATTGAGGAAGACCAGACTATCGCGAATGAGCCAGAGTACGACATTGATGTACCTTCCGGGACGGTGTTGGAAGATATACTGATTTTTGAAGTTGATGGCTCGCCTATCGCTCGGTTAACTGACGCGGCTGTGGAACCTAATCTATCGGATAAGCCGCAGAAGCCGGAGTACTATTCCATATACCGAGACACTCAAGTACGTCTATATTCTACACCTGACGGCGCATATCCGTTCCGGGGTGTGGGTGTTGCGAAGCCGAAATTGAAAAGCTCTACCGGCGTGGAGTCCTTTATTTTCGAGACTTACGGACGGTGCATATCTTATGGGGCTATTGCTCAATTGGCGGCAATCCCGGGTAAAGCGTGGAGTAATCCTGCTTTGTCGGGGGCATACAACGCTTTATTTAGCAGCTCTATAGCTGATGCGCGTAGGCGAGATGTAAGAACTGTATCCCAGCGGGTATTCCCGCGACCCTTTGCTTAGGAGATAACAATGTCTGCTTTTTCAGATCATGTCGAAGATAACATCATCGACCTTTTTTTGCGCTCCGGTACCTATACTGGTTCCGCCCCGTATGTCGCGCTGTTCACTGCGGACCCAACGGACGTAACAGCCACGGCTGTTGCTAACGAGGCGACGTATATGAATTATGTACGGCAAACCGCGGTATTCACGGCGTCCTCTAACGGGGTTACCCAAAACACCTCTCAGGTAGACTTCCCGTCTAACGGTGACGGCGTATCGACTACCATTACGCACGTTGGCGTTTTTGACGCGTCGACTGCGGGTAATCTGTTGTTTCATGCGGCACTGACGACCAGTAAAACTTTGCAGCCGGGCGACGTGCTATCTTTTGCCGCGAGTGCGCTTCAAATCACTGTAGCGTAACCTGTTAACTTGTTAGCAGGAGTGTCTTTGTGGGCACAAATCGGACAGCGGTAAATGAAACGGCCCTCAACGAAGGGGGCCAGTTAACAACCTTTCTCGCCGTAACCTTTGCGGCCACCGCGCTTATTGCCGCCGACGCGACGTATGATTGGCGAGTTGATACGAATTTACTCGCCGATGCGGTAATTAGTTCTAGTACGAACCAAAACCACGCCGCGAGTGGGCAACCGAGTGGGCGGGCTACCTCGACGGCTTCCGGGTTAGTCCAGAAGTGGCTTGCTACAGATGCCACAGCCAACGCCACGGTCGCAGCGGCGTATAAACCCCCTGATGGTTCCGTTTCATTCGGAGCGACCGGGGATTTCACAGCGGATGCGTTCTTCGTATCGCCGATGGAATCTGCTCTGCCGGGCACGTCCACTTTTACAATTGACGATGCGGGTATTCAGTACGTCCTTTATGGGCAAGCTATTTTTGACGGCGCCGGGACCCCGGACAATCCAGAAACCTCTTCGTTCTTCATTGCGGACCCCTCTTATTTAGCCAGCGGCGCGACAGACTATATCCATTATGGGGGCTGGGACCCACGTCAACTCGCAACCGCGGAGATGACCTTTACTCCCGGCGACGTAAAAATCTTCTCGGATAACTGGATTCCCTTCGGCGGCGCGGTTTTCGATGTCGTCGATAACTATGTTTGGAGAGCGTACTCTGACATATCTAGCTCAGCCCTTTTCACCGCGCATACGGTCACAACCTTTTATGAAAGTGTGGATATGACGGCGATGGCCTCCGTGTCGTCTTCACCCTCACGCGTAGCCTACGCCGGGGCTAATCTTTCTGCCCTCGCTGATGTTATTACCCCGAATTTACGGGGCCTTTATTCCGCCGCTGCTACGTTTAGCGCCGATGGGGTCAGCATTGTTTCCCCGAGCCCGGTTATACACGCCGATGGGGGCTATGTTTATTTCGATACCAGCGCAGTTTTGCCCCCTGTTGTTGGTTCCATATTAATCGCTGCTAGCGTTGATATGTTGTCAAGTGGTACTATTCAGGCTAACCCGGCGGTTTGGACTCAACACTACGATTCACCGAATTTGTCTGCGGACGCGAGCGTTTATGCTTTTGCCAGTGTTTGGGGCTTCGACATTACGATTTTTACGCGCGGAGCGGAAACGAAAGACTTTGTTCGAGCAGCCGACGTAAAAGACTTCACAAAGGTTCCGACATGAGCAAAAGTAGGCACGGCTAAAAAAACAGCCCAACGAAAAGCGGCGCTATGGAATTGATTATTCAGATGCCTTGGACCCCGGGGATTTGATTGAGTCTGTGACGTCAGTTGTTGAGCCTGCTGGCGAGTTGACAGCCCTAACGACAACTGACGGGGATACCTCAGTGAGAGTCGTGTGTACTGCGGGCGTTGACAACAGCACCTACAAAATTACGCTTACCGTGACTACAACCAACAGTAACGAAATCATCGAAGATGAGTTATATGTTAAGGTGCGTGAAATATGACCGACCAAGTTTATGCAAATAATGCCAAGGCATCGCTTAATACCAGCATTACAGATACCGCGCTGACCTTTACCGTCAGCTCTGGTGGCGGCGCGACTTTTCCTGTGCTAACCGGTGTCGAATATTTCCTCGTAACTCTGTATGAAATTGGCGCTTCCGGCGAACAGAATCACGAAATTATAAAAGTATCAGCTCGCGTTGGGGATACTTTTACCGTCGCATCGGGCGGGCGCGGGCAAGAGGGCACAGTAGCCCGGGCGTATTCTTCCGGCACCGCCGTCGAATTGCGTATCACTAAGGGCACGTTGGACGAGCTAAAAGTAACGTCCACGTCAGTTGCCGCCGCAAGTGGGGTCATTGATACGGATTTTGTGTCTAACGGCCTTCTAAAACGCACAGCTCTCGGGGCCTATTCGGTTGTTACTGACAACTCAGCGAACTGGAACACCGCGTACGGTTGGGGCGACCATTCGGGGCTCTATGCGTTAGCCAGCCACGTACATGACGCGGCCGAGATTACTTCTGGTGTTTTTAATGTCGCGCGAATCTCTCAATCTTCAGTAACACAGCATCAAGCATCGCTATCGATTGCATCTTCGCAGGTTAGCGGCACATTCGCTGGCTTCGCCAGCGCAGGCATCACCGATAACGCGACCGCTACCGCACTAACAATCGACGCATCCCAAAACGCGACCTTTGCTGGTGATGTAACAATAGCTTCAACGACACCATCCCTGTTTCTCGGCGATGCAACGCTTACTACAGGTGCTGCTAGACTAGAAATAGGTGGCAATCGAACGGGTGATGGTATCTCCTATATTGATATGCACAGCTCCATATCGGGAGCCACTACATATGATTCACGAATTATAAGAAGTTCAGGGATAAACGGTGGCTTAGACATAATCAATAAGGGTACAGGGAATGTAAATATAAAAGCTAATAACAGTGAACTTGCCTTAGTTGCCCATGCCAATAATAGTGTTGACCTGTATTACAACAATGTTTTAGCCGCT